GCTGGACAGCGAATTTGGTAAGCTGGGACGCCGATAGGGCTCACCGATGACTCAGGCGACCGGGTCATGTGCTGATATCTCTCCGCATCGCCGTCACCAATCATCGCCGTCCGTCCACCCAGTTCGCCACGATCAGCCCCGGCATGCTGTCATGTGCCCGCGCGGTGTCACGGTCGAGATCCAGCCGTTTCGGCAGCTTGACCTGCGGCACCAGCAGGAAGATCGGCACGGTGGTCAGCCCGCGCCCGGTCTTCGAGCGTGACGCCACCGCACGGCCACCCTTGTTCAGCCGCCCTTCGGCGACCAGCAGGCTTGGGCCTGTCCGGCGATAGACGAAGCGCAGGCGCAGACCCGTACGGCGTTCCCATTCGACCGGGCTGATCCGGCCGCCACGGCGGGACTTGCCGGCGGCTGCCGTCGGGATCGTCAGCCAGAAGCCGGTTTTCGAGCGGATCAGCGGCCCGGTGTCATGGGCGCTGACGATGTCGGGCGCTTTGGACCAGACCAGAGCGGCGGCGTTCAGGCTTGGCTGACCCTTCGGATACTGCTGTGACCGGATCGTGCGCGCCAGCCGCTGACCCAGCCCCGCGCCGGTGATCTGCCCACGCCATGCGGTCTTGAGACTGGTCCCGGCCTCGCGCGTGGCAGCCGTGACGGCCTTCTCGCCCGCCTTGATTTCGGCGGCCATCATCGCGGCCAGATCGGGGGTGATGTCGAGTTTGAGCTTCATGGAGATCACGCAGGCCTGAGGTCAATGGTCCAGACGAGCCGTTCACGATCCCGGACCGGCTCGCCCTGAATGAGAAACGCCTCACCATCCATCTCGAGACGGTCGCCGGGGCGCGGTTGCACCACCTCGGCCACGCGCAGATCCACGCGCGTGGTCTCCGACCAGATCCGCGCGTCGCCGAAGTTGGAGATGTCGTCCGCGCGGCGTGTGACCACGCGGATGAGCCGGGGCGCACCCACATCCGAGATATAGACAGCATCGCGGGCGATGTTGGGATCGCCGAAGAGCGTGTCCATGGCGAGGGCGAAGATCGACATGGCCTTACCGATCAGTTCGAGCTGTGCAGGCGGATCGCCAGCCGCGGGCGCTTGTTGACCGGCAGGATCGATCCTTCGGTCATCAGATCGATCCAGCGGCCCTTGGCATCGATCATCTGCCGGGCATAGAGCGGCAGACCCACGGTATTGGCCGTCTCCAGCAGGTTCGCGGGTCCGCCATAGGTGGTGAAGGTCTCGAAGGTGCCGAGGGGAAAGGCGATGCCTTCCCCCGCGGGGATCAGGCGCTCTGATGTGCCGTTCGAGAGCGTGACCGAGCCGTTATATTCCTCGAAGAGGATGCCCGCGAAGGGAAAGGCGCGGCGCATGTCCTCACGCAGGGGCTGGCCGCCAGTGGCCGAGTAGAACTTGTAGGCGTCCTCGGTCTTGGGGTGGCTGATCAGCTTGTCGAAGAACTCCGAGCTGACCAGCGCATGCGCGGTGGTCATGGTCTCGCCCAGCAGATTGTCCTCGATGGCGCGCAGGGTGCTGCGCACCTTGCCCTGGATATTGGTGCCGGCCGTGCCGAACACAAAATCGACGGAGATCTGGGTGAGTCCGAACTCGGTGAAGTAGTCGTAGAGCGTGGTGCCCGCGCCGTCCTTCACGATGCCGCGCAGCGCGTTCATCTCCATGTATTCGCGGGTCTGGGCATGCTTGCGCCGCATCAGCGTGAGCTTGCGGTTCATCACCTCGACCAGCGGATCGGCGGCGTCCGAGACGCCAAGCGCCGGCATGCCCTGAATGTCCGAGGGCAGGATCACATCGTCATGCGGGATCCACGGGAGCGCGAAGCTGCGCATCGAGCGCTGCTCACGGTTGCCGACAGTGGCGGGGGCACCGAGCGGGACCGAGGGCAGCAGGCTGAGGACGCCCTCGCGCTGCTCGATCACGATGGAGCGTTGCGTGACGCCCTCGAAGCGGAAGAGGCCGATCTGGCCGAGGCGGGTGTAGAGATTGGGCAGGATGTTGATGGCCTGCGTCATCTCGGTGAGCGAATAGCCGCCCGCGTCGAACGGGTTGCGGGTGAGGGTCATGGGGATCTCCGGGAAAAGGATATAGGGAGGCGTGCCGCGCCGGGCCGTCACGGAACGGCATGGCTGAAGCAATCAGGCGGTGTCGCGGGCGATGATCCCGAGGGCTGCCAGCTGGCTGATCTTGGTGGTGATCTTGGTCGCGTCATCGACGGTGCCGTCGTAAGCCAGCGCCGCGCGCGACACGATCGCGGGCCCGCGCACGAGCACCACGCCGACGGCATCGCCGAGTGTGGCATCGACCGCGTAGAGCAGCACGGCCCCGGCGGTCTGCGCGCCGTCCGTACCGCCGGAGGTGGCCAGCTTGTATTTGCCGCTGGCGGTGATGCGGCCCAGCACCGACCCGACCGGATAGGCGGTGCCGGCGAGCAGCGGGACGGTCTCGCGGGTGTAGTTCGGGTTGACCTCGTATTTGAGGACATCGCCCATGGTAGGCGGTTGGGTCAGAACGGGCATGTCGGGGATCCTTCAGGGCCATGAGACAAGGGAAATCCCCTGCCGGAGTGGTGCGGCGGGGGATCGGTCGGGCATTGGTTTGTCGGGAGGTAGGTCCAGGCGCAGCTTGGGCGTCAGGTGCGTTTGCCCGCGGCTGCGTCCCGCTTTGCCGCCGCGATGAGCGGGCTTTCCGTCGCCTGTGGCAGGACCGGTGAGGGCGGTGCCGCCACGATATCGCGGGCATCTGCAGCGGCGCTGGCGCGTTGGAGCACGAGGCTGCGCAGGGCCTCGGGGGTTGTCCCTTCACGCAGGGCTTTCGCGGCGTCGATGGCGATCCCGAGGCGGCCCGCCTGAGCGGCGATCTCGGTGATCTCCGCTGCCTCCTGGCGCAGCTGCGCCGAGAGCTCGGCCAGGTTGCCGGGGTGAGTTGCTGTTGGCGCGGGGGTTGCAGATGCTTCAGGGGCAACTGGCGCGGCGGGCGGTGCCGGACTCTCCGAAGCAGGCGCTGCGGGCATCCTGGCGGCCGTCGCATCATGATGTTCAGCGCTGACCGAGCCATCGGCCGGGACATTCGAAGCGGCATCCTTCGGGTCCTGCGCATCCGTCGTGATCTCCTGCGCGGTTTCATCATTGTCGGTCTCTTGGGCCATGGCGGTCTCCTTTCGGGTGGTGGTTTGGGGGCTGGATCGAGATGGTCGAGCCATGTGCACGCGCCGGCGCGGCGGGGTGTTTTCACCGGCGACATGCGCGCGGAAACTGGCAAAGCCGCGCGCGAGATCGCTGATCTCGTCGGCCAGCCCCGCCGCGACGGCATCGGCACCGCGATAGATCGCGGCCTCGGTCGTGAGTGCGGCGTCCTGGCTCAGGGACCCGGCGCGGCCGGCGACGACCGTCTCGGCGAAGAGAAACCGCAGCACGTCGATCTCGCGCTGAATATCGTCGCGGACCGCGTCGGGCAGTGGCGCGTAGGGATTGCCGTCGACCTTGTGGGATCCCGCATGGATCAACGTCACACGCACGCCGTCCCGGTCGAGCTGGCCGCTGAGATCGGCATGCATGACGACAACTCCGATGCTGCCGACCGCGCCGGTGCGCGGCAGCAGGATGCGGTTTGCCTGGGAGGCCAGCGCATAGCCCGCCGAGAAGGCGTGTTCCGCCACGAAGGCCCAGACGGGCTTGTCGCGCCGCAACGCGCGGATGCGGTCTGCCAGATCGAAGACCCCGGCGACCTCGCCGCCGAAGCTGTCGATCTCCAATGCAACCCCGCGCACAGCAGGATCGCTGGCAGCGGCCTCGATCTGCGCGGTGATCCCCTCATAGCTGGTCTGGCCGGAGGACTCCCCGATCCAGCCACCGCGATGGATCAGAACGCCGGAAATTTCGATCACGGCGATTCCGTCGATCACCGGATAGGGGGCGTCGCCATGCTGACGCACGCTTTCAGTGAGGTTTCCGGCCAGAATGCCGGCACGAGCGGGTAGCGGCGTAATGCCCGCCAAATCGTCCTCATTCGCAATCTCCACCTGCCGCCCGAGAACGCGCGGCCCGAGTCCCGACAGAAACGCCATGGCTTTCGAGGGCTCGACCAGCAGCGGCGTATTGAAGGCGCGCGCGGCAATCCGGGCATGGAGCATCAGGGCTGGTCCTCGTCTGTGTGCGGGCGGGTCTCCGCGGTGTCGTCATCGTCGTCGGCGTCGTCGGACGAGGTCCCGTCTCGATCATCCCCATCAACCGGCACGCCCGCGGCGCCCTGCGCCGGTGATCCTGGCCGGCGGAAATCGAGGCCCAGCGCGCGTTCGCGGGCATGTTCCGCGGCGATCTCGCGATCGACCTGCTCGGCGTCAAAGCCGCGCTCGGCGATGGCCTGAGTGCGGGATTTGAGCCCCGCCTCGATCTGGGCGATCTCGGCATTGGCGTCCTTGAGGGGATCGACCCAGTCCCATTTCGTAGGCAGCCAGTCGGCGGTGAGCAGCCGGGATCGGTCGGTCTCATATCGTGGCAGGCCCAGCGCCCCCGACAGCACGGCCGCATCCATCCAGCGCGCATAGACCGGGCGGCAGAGCTGATACACCATCACCGAATGCTGCCAGGCGGACACACGGCGGCGGAACTCGATCAGCGCCAGGCGCGAGTTCGAGAAGTTGCCCTTCACCATGTCATTGGCCAGATACGGATAGGGAATGCCCAGTGCTGCGGATATCTGCAGCAGCGTGCGGTACTGGAACGGCTCGTAGGTCGCGCCGCTGTCGGCAGGCTGGCCGACAGTGACATCCTCGCCCGGATCGAGCCGGACGATCTGGCCGGGGCTGATCTCGACGCCGCCCGGGTCGTCGTCCTCCTCGGGCGGGGCCAGCGGGTTTTCCGGAGCCGGCGAGGTGACGAACATCGCATACATCGCCGCGACCTTCTTCCGGTCCAGCTCGGCATCGTCATACTGGTCCAAGAGGAACAGCTTCACGATGGCCGGGGCGAGTTTCGAGACCCCGCGCAGCTGGCCGCCCTCGACCGGGTCGATCACATGGATCACCTCGGAGGCGGGCACGCGCACGATCTCGCCTGCGAGCCCGGGGTCGGTGCTATCGCTCGGGTGACGCCGCAGGAAGTGATACGCCACGCGCCGCCCGATCCGGTCGAACTCGATCCCCTGACGGATTGTGTTGCCATTCGCCGCGGTGCCGCTCTGTTCCAGTGGCAGCATCTCCGCGGGCAGCATCTGCAGCTGTAGCGGCACCGACAGCCCGTCGCCCGCCCGCCGCGGCCGGATCCGGAAGAACACCTCGCCCGCGATGAAGACCTCGCGCGCGGCGCGGCGCTGCAGCCCGTAGAAATCCGTCAGCCCTTCGGCATCGGCCTCGTCGGTCCAGGCCAGCCACAGCCGCTGCAGCTCTTCCTTGCGCGCAGGGTCTGCGATCTTCGAGATCGGCTTGATCCCGTCGCCCGCGGTATTGGCCGCCCAGCTTTCCACCGCATTCACCGCATAGCCGTTGTTGCGCACCAGCCAGCGCGCGCGGGCGGTGATGTCGGGGCCACTGGCCGCGATCAGCGCGTTGACATGCGCGCGGGTCGCGCGGAACCCGCGCAGACGCCTGTGGTGCTGGCCCGCGTCGAACCCGCCGATGAAGGCGCCGAGGCGTTGCCGCCAGTTCATCGCGGTCATTACAGGTCCTTTGCGGCATACGGGCGGAGGATGCGGCGGCCGGTGCGTTCCAGCGATGCGATCCGCCGCTCGATATCCGCGATCGCGGCCGCCAGTTCCGCGTCCGAGCCATAGGTGACGGTCTTGCCGTCATAGCTGACGCTGCGCGTGCCGCTGTAGCGCGCGGTCAGCAGCGCGCCGTGGTGGCGTTTGAGATCGTCGAGGGTCATGCTCATTCCATGTATTTTGGCGTGCTCACCCGCCAGCCGCGCCGTCGGGGTGTGGTCACGCGCCCCGCCTGAGGCTCGGTGGGTGTCTCGGGTGCCGCGTCCGGCTCGGGGGCGGCGCTCTCCACCCCGGCCTGTTTCTCGAGGCTCTGCCACATCCGCGCGTCGAACCGGTCCGCGCCGAGGATCCAGGCCGCGGCCCGGGCATAGATACGGGTGTCCAGCGCCTCGTTGCGCTCGCGCATCTTCTGCCATTCCTGCCTGGCATAGCCGCGCCTGTTGCGGATGGTGACCAGCTGCTCGGCGACCAGCTGTTTCAACCATTCGCTGTCGGCCCAGTCCGGCAGGTGGATCGTGCCGGCCGGGTTGGGTGCCTCTACCTCAGACGCGCGCTCCAGCCGCAGATAGCGATAGGTCTCGGCCTTGAAGGTGGCGGTCGCCACACTCCAGAGCCGCGCCCCGCGTTTCAGCTTGCGCCCGTTTACCGTCGCGTCGACAAAGGTCGGCCCCGAGACCGGCGTCGCGCGGTTGAAGCCTTCGAGCCCCTTGACCGGGGCCACCTGCGCCGTGCCCTGCTGGCGCGCCCAGGCATGGACAGCGGCGGACTCGTAGCCGGTATCGATCGCGAGCTTGGCCAGCGTCATGACAGCGCCCTTCTCATGTGCCCATGTCCGACCCAGCAGTGCCGTCAGCGCCTCCCAGCAGACGGGATCGTCAGGCCCACCCGGAATGA